ATTTATCATTTCTACATAGAAATCAGGAAAATATCTGTGCATCTTTCCATCAATAGGTGAACGATACGGAATAACAATTTCTTCACTATTCCATAATAATACGCCAGGATGTTTATCAAGATAGGACATTAATTTTAATTCCCATCCACTACGATAAATAATATTTGTCGAATCACCTCTATACTTCTCTGGGTGTCGAGGTTTAAATTTTCCTTGCATCAAAGGCATTATACATTACTCATATAAATAAAGTTATCACTTTATGTATTTATACAGGATAAAAGTAAATGAAACCAGGATCACCAGGGTGGAGACCCGGACCAAAAAATAAAAGCACTAAAGGTGCAACCGCCAACGAGAAAACTGCAATCTCGAAAAAGAAAAATAGCGGTGTTGAAATACTTAGGTTTCCGGGTGATCTCGGCAAACATTATATTCAGTTAGATTTCTATGAGTATCAATATTCTTCAGTAAGTAAAGGTGAAAAACCTCAAGGATTGGTTGCATCAATTGCATTGCCAATGCCGCAAAATATTGTTGATTCGTCACGTTTAGAGGTTGGTGGGTCACAATTAGGTGTATTAGGCGCCCTAGGTGCTGATATGGCATCAGGTGGATTTAGTGCTTCAGGTTTTGGTGATTTTGCTAAGAGAGGATTTGCTGCTGGTCAGAGCATGGGTAGTGCGTTAGGATCTATGGATTTTGCTAATATAAGTGCGGCATTTGGTAATTCTATCGGTGCAGGTATCGACACAGGATTATATTTAATGCGAGCAGGTCTCGGTAAGGTCAGTCCTCAAATTCAGCAAGGTTTGGGTAGTGCTGTAGGAACAGCAATGAACCCACAAACAACGCTCGTCTTTGAAGGTGTTGATCTAAAAATTCATAACTTTGAATGGTTATTATCACCTGCTAACAGAAAAGAACAAAAAGAATTAGATAAAATTATTCAACTTATTCAATATTATATTCACCCAGACTTCAAAGAGGTTTCCGCTACCGGAGCTATCGCAGACAGTTTATCAAGAGGTTTGTTATCATATCCTGCATTAATTGACGTTAAGTTAGTTGGCGTATCAGGAAACTTAAAAACAATATTCAAACCTGGAAAATATTTAATGGTCAATCAATTTAATATTGACTATACACCTCAAGGTGTTGTATTGAATAAAGGCGGAACAGCATCCGTGATTCGTTGCTCGATGAATACAACAGAAAGTCAAATTCATACCAGACAAGATTATAGATATGGTGAATATGAAGGACTTGCACCTGTTGCCGATGCAAAACAAATTACACTTGGAGAAGATACAGTCACGGATATTGAAGATGCTGCTGCAGAAAATAGCGCAAAGGTATCAGGACAAGGCGAGGGTGGAGTAGATAAACAACCTAATGAAGCAGGTGGAGGCGAATAATGTATTTTGAGTCATTCCCAACAACAATTTGGAACAACAAAACAGTCGTTGACATCTCAAGACGTGCCGCTGTATTACAAAAAGTTAAAGGTGATCCTTACGCTTTTGTTCCATATACAGTTGTAGAAGGTGATACGATAGAAATGATTGCCTATCACTACTATGGCGATGCAAAATTATCGTGGCTGGTCATGCTTGCAAACGATATTATAGATCCTTATTGTGATTTTTTCAAGGAGTCAGGTCCTCTTGATACATTTATTATAAACAAATATCGTGATCAAGCACAAACTGCTTTAAACAATCCAAATTTAACTTCTCAACAAGTTTTGCAATGGACACAGGCAGGCGACACAAACGAAAATATTATATTTTATTTCTCAAAATACAATGAGGATATTCAAGTAGGAAGAAAGACACAAGAGAGTCCTAAGTTTGCGGCAGGCGAGTTCCTTCCGATGCGATACTATGACTATGAAATACAAGAAAATGAAAAGAAACGCACAATCAAATTAATTTCTGACATATACGTGCGACAAATTATTGATGAGATGAAGACAATTCTAAATGACTAACGAGACAAAAACACCTCACGCAGGATACATTGACGTATCAAAATGCTTAATCGTGTCCCACGAGACAAACGATTCGATAGATATTCTGTCTAACTACATCTCGATTTCAATTTCCGAAAACGCTTTCACGCCATACATTCAAGGATACATTGACATAGCGGATCCTTATGGTTTAATCTATCCCACCGCTTCTGAAAGGTCAGAAAATAAATTCTTTCAAATCAAAGGCGAAGAGTATCTACATATAGAATACAACGACTACAACACATTCAACGATCCTTCTCAAACGAAAAAAGAAACTTATTTTATATACGCAATAGAAGAGATAGATAAACTTCAACAGACAAAAGAAACAGGATTACAATACAGACTCTTCTTTACATCCGCATCAAAAGTATTCGCAGACACGAAACGCATAAGTCAAGCGTATCGAAACATGACGATAAGTGAGATGGTAAAGGCTATATATGAAGAATATTATTTAAATTTAACAAAAGATTCAACGCCACAAAAGGATAACAACGGAACTATTCTTGCTTTACATGACAAACAGATAGAGATAGAACCCACAGACTCTAAGTATACTATAGTAATTCCAAGCATGACTCCCGAGGAAGCAATAATATTCTTAGGCAAACGAGCGTATAGCGAAAAAAATTCAAGCAGTTTTTTCGTATTTTATGAAGGACGAGACAAATTCTATTTTTGCACCACAGAATACCTTATAGAAAAGAATCGATTAAATTTAATTGATGAGGCGAATCGATTTGTGTATGCTGACGGTCCAAATGACAATTCTCCTGCGGGTCAACACCGTGCGATGAGCATCATATCGAAAGGCACATTCCCCTCATTCAACACAGTCGAAGCGATACGAAAGCAAGCGTATACGAAGCGAGTATCTGAAGTTGACCTATCGAATCGAGACATTACGCATTACTATTTCCATTACAAAGACAACTTCCTTGGATACAACAACGTGGAAGAGCGACCACAACTGGTTAATTCATCTAAGTTTATTGAACAGACAGTGGGAGACACTACACATGTTGATGAAGGATACATATTCAAAGATTATAAGAATATTGGTGAAGATTACGATAAGGATATGAATCACGATAGAGAGTATCCATTCTATAAGGAAACGATGAGTACGAAACCTGTGTTTAGTTATCATCTACGAAAATCAATGATGTCTGGAGATATTAAAGGAAGAGATGCATTGAAGATTGGAGATTGTATTCATGTTGAGATTAGAGAGTTTGCTGTAACGTCTATGACTGATTTTGCAAAACCAGATGTATATTTTGGTGGGAATCAAATTCTTTTATCAATTACACATACTATAGCGAATAGTGAATGGCATCAACGTATATCATATACGAAAGGATTACGAGGCGGTGGTACGGAACCCAATAAACCAGGGACATCCAGCCCACCTATAGAAGAACAACCTAAAGGCACGAGTGAGACATCATAATGGCAGGCATTGGACAATTCGAACATTTTATTGGATACGTAGTAGCACGTGAGGATGCACAAAACTTAGGTCGTGTTAAAGTTAAAGCATTGGGTTATCACGATATGGATTCATCTGTTATTAATCACGAGGATTTGCCGTGGGCGCCTGTGGTTGATGGAACGTATGGTGCAGTATCAGTTGTACCCTTAGTTGGTGAATGGGTATTGGGTGCGTTTCTTGATGGGCGGGAAGCACAACATCCTATTGTCTTGGGTCGTATCCCAGGCTATAACTCGCAGGCTCCTTCTGGGACGGAAGGTAACGGATCAACAGACGTTCCCGTAAATGTAGATGACTTTGGCAAGTTGCCTTTACACTCTGCAATGATTGGTGAAGGATTAGAAGATTTAGATGGATTGGTTGTTGCGAATACTGCGACTCGTAAGAAAGAAGGTGATTTAATCGATGCTGCAGAAAGACAACACACAGAAGAAACAGCGGCAATACCAGAACGTGATCTTGATAATCGTGTATTTTCATCTCGTGATGATCAGAGTTATGTATTATTAACAGAAGGTGATGATGGGTTAATACAAATAATGCATCATACAGGAACTGTTATACAATTCAATGAAGATGGTGATATGTTAATTAAAACATCTGCAGGACATCAGAATATGGTTGCAGGTGGTATGGTAGAACAGATCGATGGAGATGTCAATACGATTGTTGGACAAGATTATACATTAAAAGTTGACAATAACGGAAGAATGTATTTCCGTAACGATCTTGACATTGAATGTGAGAACTTTAGTTTAACGGTTCGTGGCGATACATCAATTAATACACGAGGTTCGACTACACATAGAACAGAAGGTCCTATGTTCATTAACTCTGGCGATAATATGAACATTCTTACTGAGAGCAAGTTAAAAATACAATCAATTGATTTAACAACGCTTGAATCAAGTAATAATGGAATCTACTTATATGCTACAGGTGGTAATAATAGAATCGATATGACATCAGGTTCTTTAAAGGTCACCACTGAAGTAAAACCAAATCAAGCAGTTGAAGATATACAAGTCGAAGCAGACACACATCATTTGGGATCAATTGATATACAAAGTGCAAATAATATTCGTATTGAAACGAAAGGAGCCCCTGCAGAATCATCGCCTGACAGTCAAGAGATTGACGACTCAGCGGGTTTCTTTGATATTAAGTCATCAGCAGGTATGCGTATAGCAACAGCAGGCGATAATTTAAATATACACTCTGAAAAACAGTTGCATGTGAATGCGATGGAGAAAATAGCAATTAAATCTAGCAACGAAGATATATACATGTCATCAAAACAACAAATGAAAATATCATCTAGAAATTCAACAATGGATTTACAATCAAAACAAGATATGCGTATAGGTACAAATGCAAATGGACATTTAGATGCATCTAATTGGTATATTGATGATTATGTCTATATGGCAGGTGGCGGAGCAACCGCATATAATGAACCAACAGGTACTTATACAGAGAACTTGGCACCAGCAGCAATTACAGCAGTCATTGCGAGTACGACACGTAAGAACGAAGATACAGAATTAGAAAATACGGGAGATCCTGATATAGTGCTTACACTTAAACCCACATTAGACGATATTCCTAAAGCACAAGGTGAGGGTGGATATAAGGTTGTTAATACAAACCCAGCAATACCTAATCCTGGTAACACGAATCCGCAAGGTACTATTGGAGGAGAATCGTAATGGCACAATGTCCAACGAATTTTGCACTGGATGTATTAACAGCTAATGATCCATTTGATGCAATATTAACCCCCGAAGATGTTTCGAATCTCAATGACCCAGAGAAAAACTTAAATCAAGCGATGTTATTAGCAACAACAGGTATGTTGAATAATAAACTTGATGCAATGAGAACAAAACAAATACCTAGTGCATATACGTATGATCAATTTAAAGAAGAATTTCCTAAACTAGCTGAACGTCATGCCTTGAATCCAATAACAGCAGGGGAAGTTGCCATGTTTGTAATGGAACATGGTGCTACAATGACACCTACACCACCCGGTCCTGATGCAGATCCCGAAGATGCAACAAGCATTGAATCATTACAGAACGGTCAAATATCGATTGATGTGACGAATTGGAATCCAGGTAGTGCTCTATCTGCTCCTACTATATCTGTGTTATCATCATTAAATGATTTCTTTGATGAGAATATGGGTAAGACATTAGCGGATGGTTCATGTGCCACGTTTGCTTTACTCGTAACTGCTATAGGGGGTTTATTGACTACGTTACAAGGTAAAGTTAAATCGTTGAATGAATTAGATCTATTTGACTTAAGTAAATATTCGTTAAAAGAAATATTGAAGAGTGGAATCATCGAAGCAAAACTAGCTCTAGAGGCAATTGCAGGTCAGTTGAAGAAAATTGTTGACAAAGTTTTCTCGAAAGTACAGAAAACTGCCACATCTATTACTAGTTCTTTGGGTTGTTTACCGAATGCTATACAAAACTCTATAGGCAAAGCATCACAAGCCATTAATGATTTCACATCTGATAAGAATAAAAACGGTATAATGGATGGTATTGATAAGTTAATTGCGAATATGTCAAGATTTTTTGAGAAGATGACACCGAAGATATTGGGTTTATTGATGTTTAAACTGTGTCAGATTGCTGAAGGTATACAAAAAGCAGGAGAGAAACCACTCGAAGGACTTATACAAATCGTTGCTGGTATTAAAGTAACACGTAAAGTTATGAAAAGTGAGAGTGCAAAGAACGCAAAACAAGCAGTTAAGCGTGGCGCTACACGTATGGATAAGGAACAAGTTGAAGAGAAGAAGAAAGAAATACGTAAAAAACAACAACAAACTAGTTCGAAAGTGAATGATTTAGCGGTTGCACACTTAATAGAAATACGTACAGGGCAAGATGCTCTTGACATTGACTTAATGAAACAGTATCCTAAAGTAACAGGTGCATGTGATTTAAAAGATTCACTAGCAAAATATGTAAAAGATTTAAACACATCTACAGAGATAACAGGTGGCGTAGGACCTATTGTATTCGAAGGTGATGACATGCAAACCACTGTACGTAAAGATGGTAAGGATACTGAAACACCAGGTCCTGCATGGTTGAATACGAAAAGTAAACTATGGACACAAGTATTAGATATGTCTGATCAATTAGGAGAGGATGTAACTGTAGTTGAAGCGTTTAAGCATGATACAGAGATTAAGGAACAGAAGAAAGGTAGTTTTGTTGTTATTAAAGTGAAGGAACCAACCGCTTTAAATTATTCAAAAAACATTATAGCCGCTTCCCGTGCAGGTGTTAAGGGTATTGGTGTAGTACAAGATAAGATAGTATTAACAAATAAGAAAGGTCGATTCACTGATGCGGTGGGTATATCTGACGCTGAAGCATTTGTTGCAATTGATAAAGCACTTGTTATACATGAACAAGATGCATGGGTTGTTAAAGTTGCGAATACAAATGTTGATGGCGGAGGTGCCGTTTCTGATGAAGTCGCTGCATTGAATGCTGAAGCATTAGATAGTGGTGTGGTTGTTGCTGATGAAAACTCGTCTGGCGTATTAGGTATATCTGATGAAGAAAATGCAGAGATCGATGCCATACGTAATCAATTAGATGCCGAAGGGAAATTAGAAGGCGGTAGATCGGGCGAAGATGGCGTGAGTATAGTTAACGAAACTACGCCAGATGGAATAGTTAATACTTCTGATATTGATAAAGCGGCATCAGATTTAGGTATTAATCCAAGTTCAGAAGTACGTCAACAAGCATTAGATCAAATTAATTCAGGAACATATGTTCCATCTGATAGTATTATAGAAGCACAATCTAGTTATGATGTGCATGATGATTTCTCATCAGCGTTTAATGCTGCATATAATGAAATAGGAAAGGGAGGTACATTCTTTTGGCGTGGACAACCTTATCTATTAGAGAAGGCTGAGTAATAACATAAATAATATATAAACCCGGACATAAGTATATGGCATTTTCACCTTTAAATAATACAACGATTACTGCATCAGATTTTCATAAGGATCTGACAATCGTTCCTGGTAGGGCAGATTTAGCACGTAAAGTAAACGAACAAGCGGTTATTGAGAGTATTACAAATTTGGTACTCACGAATAAAGGCGAGCGTCTATTTCAACCACAATTAGGTTGTGATGTACGTAAGATGTTATTCGAGAATGTGACCGAACAAACAATAACTACAATTGAGTCAATCATAACAGATACAATTGAACTATATGAACCACGATGTCAATTAATAGGTGTTGATGTTATAGGGGATGTAGACACACATGAAGTGAATATAACAATTGTGTTTCGATTAATAAATACTGATACTCCGACTTCATTTAATATAATCCTAGATAGGGTAAGATAACAGATGGCAAAAATAGCACCATACACTAACCTTGATTTTACGGCAGTTAAAGCTGACCTGTTAACGCATTTACGTAATCAAGATCAATTCAAAGGATTTGATTTTGAAGGATCAAACATGAATATCCTTGTTGATCTATTGGCGTATAATACGTATAGTAATATGCAGTATTATAATTTGACGTTAGGGGAAACATTTCTTGATTCCGCACAATTAAAGAATAGTGTTGTATCTCATGCAAAAGAATTAAATTATTTACCACGCTCTAGACGTTCAGCAGCGGCACTTGTATCACTTCGTATTACGAATAATCAAGAAAGTAATGCGTTTAATATACCTCGTGGAACATCTTTCTTAGGTAGATGTGGTAATATATCCTATACGTTTATTACGAATAAACCACATGTGGCAACTCGTTTAGAAGCAAATTCGAATGTGTTTGAAGTTTCAGATGTTGCTATATATGAAGGTCGTGTTATATCTGAAGTATTAGATATTGATAATCCATTATTGTCAAACTCATCAATTGATACACGTAGTGTTCGTGTATTTGTAAATGATGTTGAATATCGTTATGCTACAGGTATATTTGGTGTTGTTGAAAATGATAGGGTATTCTATTTACAACCAGAATTAAATGATAAGTATTCTATAGAATTTGGACAAACAGTATTTGGGTATCAACCAACTGCAACTGATAGAGTAGAAATATCGTATCGTGTATGTTCTGGTGAACAAGCAAATGGTGTTAAATCGTTTAGTACGAATGCAGGAGCATTAGGAGCAGGTGCTATTGTTGTGACTCCTGTAGGATTATCCGTAGGCGGCGCAGATGCTGAATCATTAGAATCAATAAAACAATTTGCGCCTAAAGCGTTTCAGGTTCAGGATCGTGCTGTAACTGCTAGTGATTATGAAGTATTGCTTAAGACACAATTTCCCGAGATTGAAAATATTTCAGTGTTTGGTGGTGACGAAGCAAACCCACCACAATATGGTCGTGTGATTATCGCTGTTGATGTACAAGGTCGTGATGGTGCTGCTTCAACTGAACTAGCATTATACAAAGATTATATTAAAACGAAAAGTCCTTTATCGATTGAACCCATATTCCAAGAAGCGAAGTTCATGTATGCGAAGACATCGATTAATGTTTTGTATGATCGAAACGAAATGTTGACAACTTCAGCAGGTTTAGAATCACTCGTTCGAGATGCATTGACTACATATTCGCAAACATACTTAAATAAATTTGCCGCTAATTTAGGTTCGTCAGATTTGACGTATCAGTTATCCTTGGCAAATGATGCAATCGTTTCAGTTGCGGTATCAATGAAACCTATGTTTGATTATAAACCACAATTGAATGCTATTGAAAGTCCTACATTCGAATTTAAACAAGAATTGCTCAAACCATATCCATTCAATGCAACAAACGGATTGACTGACTATAAGCCATGTGTAACATCGACTCGATTCACGATTGATAATACAGTTGTTGAATTACAGGATAATGGTAAAGGCATTGTACAAGCGATTATATCAAATGATATTTTACGATCTGTATATAAGAAAGATTTAGGTACAGTGAATTACGGTACAGGGGAAATCATATTAAAAGATTTGATTGTAGCATCATTCGAAGGCACCGCAATTGAAATTTCTGTTGAACCTAAGGTTAAAGATTTCAGAAGTCCTAAGGATCGAATCTTTAGAATACGTCAACAAGATACAACGGTAATCACAAGGCCCGCATAATGGAATATAGACCTTCAAGTATATCGGATAATATACCCACTCAAATACCTGATCATTACGCAAAAGAAGGTCAAACCTTTGTTGAGTTCGTTAAAGAGTATTATCAATATCTTGATAACACAAGCGAAAGAAACTTTTCTAAAATACGTGACATTGATACCACATTAGAAGGGTTTTTAAAATATTATAAAAAGAAGTATTTGGGTGGTCTTCCTTTTGTTAATGAAACATTAGACGATATACCTTTCCTTGTTAAGAACATTGCCGACTTGTATCGCAGTAAAGGTACTCCAGAAGCGCTTGAATTGTTATTTAAGTTATTCTACAAAGTTGAAATTGAAACATATTATCCTGCGTCCTCTATTTTATCACTATCTGATTCTGAATGGGCATTCTCGACATTCATCGAGTTTCTTCCTGTCACAAAAATTGACGGGTTTCCTATTCAAAAGGGAGATGTGATTGAGGGTGATACAACAGGGGCATCAGCATTTGTTGATGAAATGCTTTTCTTTAACATCAACGGTTGTATAGTTCCTGTCGGATTTATATCAAATGTGTTTGGAAGATTCATAACGGATGATGGTATAAAGGTCACACGTACAACAGGCGATGTTATCTATCCCGGAAAACTTATTTACGGATCAATATCCTCAACTAATGTCATTAATAGAGATGCAACTGCAGACAATAAAATTGGCGATAATTTAAAATTAATTTCTGACAATACAGGTGTAAATGCAACTGCAAGAATAAGAGAAGTTTCTGATATTCCTACGGGTGTTGTTGACTGGGTGTTAAAAAACCCTGGTTGGGGTTACAGTACAGATTCCCCTTCGACCACTATTTACAAATCAACTCAAGTTCTCATTCTGTCAGGAGATGAAGTTGACATAAAACCATTTGATGTTGTAACCGCAGCTGCGGTATCATTCACATCTCGTGGTGTTGTGATACCAAATAAAAGATTTGATGGTTCAGGTGTTGTTGTTGCATATGAACATCCTATTGTGTATCTTGACTCTGAACCCGAGACGTTGAGTGCACCATATACTGCAGGTGCGCTTGTAGCAAGAGACACGACAGGTGTGAATACTGTCAATGAACAAGATTTTGTTGAACCAACAGAAGAATACAATAACCCAAGAACACAAGCGACTGTCACAAGACCAGGTGATGCACACACAGTAACATTAGATGTTGTTAATGCTACAAGATACAATGATTCAGCAGATTTTGAAATAGGATCATTGAATAACTCAGAAAATGTTGCATTTTTCTCGGACCTCATACAAGACTATTTATCTGTTCCTTTAGATTCTGCTAACTTTAATATGGGCGGGCGTATTAATCCTAATAACATATCAACTAAAATTCAAGATGCTCTAGGTGTGACGAGACTTGAGTTGGGAAGCATTGAAGAAATAAAGGTTCTCAGTTCGGGTATAGACTATAAAAACAATGTACGTGTTATAATGAGAAATCCCCCGATCTTCGATTTGAGGAAAGGGAACTTTGCTGTCACATTTGATCAAAATGATTTCATTATCTCTGAAGGTGAGATCATGGAACAACAAATCATGATTGAAGATTTGTCACAGAACCCTGATGGCAGTTTTGTCAATCCTGGTTTGCTCATACCTCATATTGTTCGAGCGCAGTTTGTTCGTAGGGAAGATAATATTTTCTTTTTCCAGCCACTAAGCATATATACTTTCGATAACGAAAGTGATAGTAGTGCAGTATCATTTAAAGGTCGTACTATAAATGTTCGGTCGGTATCATTCACAAAAGAAAATCCTTCGGGTGGTAATGCGATTGTGACTGGTGATGCAAATTATCTATCAGGTCAAATTAAAACTATTGATGTTACAAAATCAGGTTATAGATACAAAACCGGCGAAACTGTTAGATTGATTAACATTGACGAGGATAGTCCAAAATTTAATCAACAAGTTGGCCTTGGTGAAATTGTAGTTAATGGAATGGGTAATACAGACGGCAGTTGGGTTACTAAAGCATCACACTTATCTGACAACAACAGGTTTATAAGAGATAATTATTACTATCAAGAATTTTCATACGATGTGTCAACTATTTTAGATGTTTCAAAATATGAAGAAACAGTTAAGAATGTAACGCATGTTGCAGGAACTAAGTTATTCGGAACGCCATTAATCTCAACAGTTGATGAATTGATACCAAGCATTGATGGCGCAATAGATCAATCAATAACAGATCAAAGATTGGTGTATAGACATTTCGGTTTGAATTTAGAAACTGTAGGGTACGCTATGCTTCTTGAATCACAAGACAGTTTAAATGCAGCACAACTATCAACCTTGTTAAATACAGATGATTCTGGAGGCAGAAAGTTTGGTAGTGTCGCTGGCGATGCCAATAGTGAAAATTTTGTTAATGATGTGACAAACGCTGATTATTTGGCATTTATTAGATATGCAGCAGGCAATGCTAATGATCTTGCCGAAGCAGTAGTGGAAAGATTAGATCAACTGATAGAAAAAATAAATTTTGATGCAATAACACTAGAAACATCTGTTACATATAACGGAACACCTTACGACTTATTCTTATTTGCTGACACAGGAACTGAAACCACAATTGAATTATTGCATATTGAAGAGTACGATCCAGATGATGCAAACGCCGATGGTGTGGGTTACTCTCAATTAGAATATCTGATTCCTGGAGGAAGTCTTGTTCAAAACGAACGGTATCAAATTGTTAGTATAGGTGACAGCGGAACACCTGCTGAAATCCAACTTAGGTGGAATGCAGCCGCAAATACTTCTGGCATCACATACGATGTAGGTTCTGTGTTTGTTGCAGACACAAATGGTTCTGATTTGGGCCTTAATGCAAAGGTTATTCCAACAGCATTTGCATTATTAGTAGAAGCAAGTAATGAAAATATTGTTGATTTCAATTCATAACCACTATAAATAATACAAACTCTTAGGAAATATTTTAAATGGCAAAGGTTGTAACTGAAAATTTTAGAATCGAATCTGCGGATGAATTTGTTGATTCGTTCAAAACGAGTACAGGAAATAGTTACTATATCATGGGGTCATCGGTAACTCGGGACTCTATTATCCGTAATACTCAAAAAGACATACGTGAATTTCAACGTAGGGTGCTATTCGGCAATAAAGTTACAGACGATGATGTTCGATATATGTTCAATATCAATCCGTGGACAACAGGCACCGTATACGATGCGTTTGATGACGATGCCGACATGAGTACAAAAAACTTTTATGTTACAGTTCTTCCTGGCACTATAAACGAAACTGATTATTACGTATTCAAGTGTATTTCAAACAACGGGGGTGCGCCGTCAACTAAAACACCTTCTACGGCAAATATACAATCAGACGCAAACTTTGAAGTAACGCTAGGTGACGGGTATATATGGAAATATATGTTCAATGTTCCTCCTGCAGAATATTTGCTTTTTGGAACATCAAAATTTTTGCCTTATGTGGAAAGCGCAAGCGATACGAGTCCTGCTAATACAGCGATACAGGGAATTAGTAATATTATTGTTGAACAAACAGATGCCGGAGCATTTAAACCTTATTTAATAGGGTCAAGCACTGCTCCTACAGTTGCAGAAGTTAAACTTGTATCTAATAGTGTTGTTGAAGGTGAAATAGAATTGCAAATCAAATGTGAATCAGTTGTGCGAAACGATAGGGGCGCTTACAACAACATGTATTTGAGATCTATTACTACAGGTGAGGTATATGATATTATAGATAGTGTTATTCCTGGTGGAGCAGATCAAACGCAAAACAGAACATTGATTTTGACAGTTCCTTCTACAGAAAACTTACAATCATTAATCGAAACAGCTGTCGAAATCGTACCTAAAATCGATGTGTCAGTTCCCGAATCGCCTATAGGTACAAGGGCAATCGCTTATGGGATATTGGACAATTTAGGCACTCTCATGGATATTAAGTTCAGAACAAAGGGTTCTGGTTATACATACGCTGAAGCAGTCGTAAAACAACCCCCGGCGTTGAATTTAATACAAACAAAAATAAAAACAGTTGTATCGCCTAGGGGCGGACATGGCGCAGACCCTGTGCATGAGTTGTTTATGAGTAGGGTCGCTACAGTAACATCATTTTACTCTGATGCTTTAAATGCAATCCCGAATACGAATACTTATACTAAAGTTGGGTTGGTTAAAAATCCCACTTTTGCAAATGATCAACTTCCTGAAACATTTGACAATAGAGTTAAATTGATTGTTCAACAGAGTCCAGCGGCAGTATTATCTGATTTACAAGCTTCAGTGGGAAATTTTGTAATACAAGAGATAGGTGGTCAAACTGTAACCGGCATTATTCATGAAATAGAATATAGCGGAACTGATACTATATTACACCTTGCTGATTCAACAGGCGCTTACGCTAACAAGTTTCAACAAGGTGGGATAGAAATAAAAACAACATTAGAATCTCCTACATCAAACTTTGTCGGGGATATAAATATTGATGACGATCCTAATGACATACAGCAACAACCATATAGCGCATACACGGGTGAATTGTTGCATTTTATCGACTTTGACGTAATCACAAGAACTGAAAATTCTAAAGAAAAGATAAAACTTATTTTCGACTTTTAAAGGAAAGAGTAAATTAAATGGGTATTAGCACAAATTTAAATACAGCACCGTATCATGACGATTTCAATGAAAACATTGAAAAGCAATACATCCGTGTATTGTTCAAACCTGCACGGGCCGTTCAAGCGAGGGAACTTACACAATTACAATCGATCCTTCAAAATCAAATAGAAAGATTTGGTAACAACATTTTCCAAGAAGGTACGATCATTGAAGGTGTTAACCCAACTATCGATAAAGATATTCGATTCGTTAAAGTTAGAGATCAATCAGGTATTGATGATTTAACTATATATGCTTCAACGGATGATGTGTCATATTTTATCACCGGCTCTGGGTCGGGCCTAAAAGCGAAAATAGTCGCTGGTGCAAATGGTTTTGAATCAGATGCGCCAAATCTTAAAACATTCTTTGTTAAATATTTGCAATCATCTCTTTCAACTGAAGGTTTTGAGGTTAAGCAATTTATCGCAGGTGAGACGTTAAAAGTAACAAGAGAAGTTGAACTTGCCAACGAGACAATAGAAGTTACAGAAATTGCGACAGTAACTTCTGCAGACGTAATCAATAATGTCGGACAATCATTAGGTGTTCGAGTGACCGATGGTATCATTTATCAACGTGGACATTTTAATTTTGTTGCATCACAACTTGTTATCGCATCAAAATACAATACGACACCTGAAGATATTTCTGTCGGATTTGACATTCAGGAATCAATCGTTGACTCTGCTTTAGATTCAACTCTTCTTGATAACGCTCAAGGATTCAATAATCAAAACGCTCCTGGCGCAGATAGATTAAAACTTGAACCGAAACTTGCCGTTTATAATACAGCAACACGACCAGAATCATTCTTTGCGTTAATTAGAATTGAGCGAGGAGAACCAGTATTTGTTCGTGGTGACACAGAATTTAAGTCAATTAAACAAGAATTGGCAAAAAGAACTGATGACGAATCAGGTAGCTATGTTGTTAACGGCCTCGATATTGCAACCGAAAAAGATGTCAACGGAAACTTTTATGCTGTTGTCGGTGCAGGTAAAGCATATGCATTCGGATACGAGATTAACAACATAGGTAATACTCGATTAAAAATTGACCCCTCCACTGTAATCAATAAAAAAGAGCAGCAATCTACAGGTGTGAAATACGGGTCATATTTTGAAGTTGATATATCAGGGTCAAACGGCACTCAAACTTTTGAGAATGTCGACCAATTCGCAACTGAAGAGTACAACTTGTATGCCGCAAACGGAACTACCTTAGTCGGCACCTGTCGTGTTCGCAACGTAGAAATAGTATCTGATGACACAGCAAGAATTTATGTATTTGCTATTAATAAAGTAAATGCTCAACGAAATACAACAATTGCAAAATTCGGCAATGCATCAAGTAAAACAGATGTTGGTTCTTCGAATATTATAGAAGCAAATAATGCTGCACAAATATTTGACACTGGTCGGGGATCAATAAGTTCTATTAGTAACTTATCGTACACTATGACAGAAACGAAGATCTTTGGTGGCGCTGCAGGACTTTCTCCCAGTGGCAATTTCGATATACCAGCCGAAACTAACACTCCCCTATCTATAAATCCTGTCGTAGGCAATGGGCTTGTTATAGGACTAACTAAAAATGGTAAAATTGCTAAAGGTAACTGTGTCCCATATAGTGGCGGAATTAGGGTCACATTTGCAAATCTTGCCGACACCACAAACAATTATATCAAAAAAATATATTACAAAGCGACTATCACAGGTTCACAACAAGACACACTGACAGCAAATAAAATATGGGTCAGCACTAATTTCAGTGTAGCAAATAATTTTGCATCATTAGGTATTCCTAATGCACTCAAGATTCACCAAGTGTTATTAGTTGATGGTGATGATGAAAAGGATGTTACATCTAAAATACTTCTGACAAGAAACCAAAATGACACATACTATGGATTGTCATATGTAACTGCCAAGTCCGGAGAATCATTGGGCCCTGAATCTAATTACCAGTTGCTAATCAACTTTACTACTTTACAAAGATCAAATTTGGGCAAAGCAGCCGGCCAAACATATTTAACACATAATAGCTATGCAGGCATATCTGAAGTTGCTGACTTGTTGGTACCTTATACGGCTCGCAATGGTAAAACTTATAACCCATTGAATAGTGTTGATTTTAGACCCTATGCCCAGCCTACTGCTCAATATATCGCCACAAAGGCAGGTGCTTCGACAGTTACTTATCAATCATTAGATTTAGGTGACTTATCATCCTCATCGGGTGTTGCGAACAATACGCACATTATGTCAGATCAGGAATATTATCTGCCTCGAATTGACAAAATTGGTATTGACAAATCACAAACATTTGTAATAACGAAAGGTGAACCTGCTGATAACCCAGGCAAAGTTGTGAATTCAGCCGTATTTGGATTGGCAGATATATTTGTTCCTGGAAGTAATTTATCTAAAGCGGCGATGAATTCACTTAAAGTTGAAAAGAATACGACTAAAAATTATACGATGAAAGAAATTGAAAAGATTGAAAAAAGAGTTGATCGTTTAGTTGATATAGTTTCATTGTCGTTATTAGAATCAAAAACAAAGGATATGTTTATCCCTGATGGGTCAGGAAATAATAGATTCAAGAATGGTATTCTAGTTGATCAGTTTAAAGATAGTCGCATTGCTGATATAACACATCCTGAACACAGAGCATTTATCGATTGGGGACAACAAGTTCTTACTCCTTCTGTGACTCAATTCCCAATTGATCTTAAAATTGATTCTGCAACATCATCAAATGTTTCATCTTATGACGATATTATATCGCTTTCATTTGTATCAAGACAGACATTGCTAGAACAGGAATATGCAACAAGTTTCAGAAACTTGGCATCCAACTTCTATAGCTACAAGGGCACACTATCAATGGAGCCCAGGTTTGATGCAGAGTATGATGTGACTCAAAACCCTGACGTTACAATTGATATTGATATAGCAACACCTGTAACTGACCTTGTTGATAATATACAAGAGTTAATGCCGTTAACAACAAATATTTCAGATAATACGTCTAGTACTGAAACGATGGACGGCGATTTTAGAGTAACTACAATTACGAACACGGTTACAACCCAGTCGTTAGACTCTACGATATATAACACAAAACAAAACTTGGGAACATACATAACCGACTTGTCGATGAAGCCTTTTATGAATTCCAAAGTTGTAAAAATTGCAGTTGCAGGATTGCGACCAAATACGAGACATTATTTCTATTTTGATGAAATTCCGGTTTCGACATTTGTTATACCTGGTATTGTGTATGAGATCGATGTTCAAGGAAGAAGTATTAAACCTTCAGATGTTTCGCCTAATGGTGAAAAGGGTGATGCTGTATTAACTGACGAGTTTGGAAGATTGTTCGCTATTTTCCATCTTCCCGAATCAACATTCTTGGTCGGTGATGCAGATATGATTATATCGGATTCTGATCAATTCAACAGCATTGAATCAGCAGGAACATCTATTGCAAAGACAACATATAGAGCATATAATTTTGCAATCGGACAATCTGCATTATCAAGTGAAATAAGATCCGTTGATTTCGATATAGGATCATCAACTTTCGCAACTGATCGTGAAGTTCGTGAGTTTGTTCCGCCGCCTCCGGCGCCGCCTGCTCAATCTCCAACGCCTACAGCGGCTGTTAGAACCATACCATTTTTTACATGGACACGAAATTGGTTTGCTTTTTTCGGTGGGTCAGATCCTTTGGCGCAGACATTCCAGGTTCAACCTGCGCAAGCGGAATATGCCTCTTGCTTGTACACAGATAAAATTGATTTGTGGTTTAAAAAGAAATCACCTGCATCAAGAAAAAATGGTATCACAGTACAAATCCGTGAAGTGTTAAATGGGTATCCTACTGCAGCAGTTGTTGATTACGGTGAAAAGCATGTTGACTGGGGTCAAATAAATGTTTCAGGTAATGCACAAACTGCAACTTCAGTAGTATTTGATAATCCTGTGCGATTAAAAGTCGGTGATGAATATGCAATTGTAGTTGTTCCTGATGCCACAGATCCTGATTACTTTATATGGACAGCAAAAGTTGGAGAGAATAGTATCACAGATGACAGTGTTCAGATTACTTCTGACTGGGGTTCTGGTATGCTATTCACATCAACGAACAACAAGGCGTGGAAGTCATATCAAAATGAGGATATTAAGTTTAAGTTATATAAAACTGAATTTAGTACCTCGCCGGGCCATATTGATCTTGTACCTAATGATATGGAGTTCTTCAGATTAGATGAAGATACGTCTGTTGGAGCATTTATAAACGATGAATATGCATATCAGTTACTTGATACTAATTATGCTGGTGCGTTTACTAACGGGCGAGTTACGTGTACCGTTGCTACTGGATTTGATATTGAAATTGGTGATTTAGTTGTTATCAACTCAACAGGAAGAGCAACACATGTAACCGAGGTAAAAAATATTACGAGTACGGGTAATACACATGCTCTTACTCTCGACCAACAACCGCCATTTCCTAGCAACACTTCAGTGACAGTGACAATTGGTGTTGGCGGTAAAGTGACACATTTCGATGGAAAAGATAGATCTCGACTACATGTAAAAGAAAGTACATCTAAACAAACAAAAAGATACACTTTCAATACAGGATCAGATGAATCTAAACTTACAGGATCGATCTCAGGTGCAACTGCAAGAATAACTGAAATATTTAATGCTCCAGTATCGTATATGCAACCTTTTGTTTTACAACAGAATACTTTGAGAACATCTACTGAATTATCACTGTTTAAAAACACAGCATCATTTGATGAAGCAAATAACGCTATTGGCGAAGGTGTAAGTCATAATAAGACAAACTTCCTAACAAAGGAACCTAGATCTATACCGTCCAAACAAAATATCCTTGATGATGTGCCGGGAAATGTTGTTGATAGATTTAGATTCAGATTGAAAATGAGTAATAACAATTACAGATTTGTATCTCCATTGATTGATGATTCGTTAACAACAATGCAGGCTTACGACTACAGGATAAGTAATGTGCCTGATGCAACATCAAATTATGTGTCTAAGGAAATTGTATTGCAACCAGGGTATCCTGCAACAGGATTGAGAGTTATATTATCAGCGTTTAGACCAGAAGGAACAGAAGTTGATGTGTATGCAAGATTCTTGAGACCTCAAGATCCTAATGAATTTACTAGTTGGGAACTTCTTGTAAATTCAGATCCTGATTTGTATTCTTCTGCTGCTAATATGAAAGATTATCGTGAGTTTACGCATACATATACTGAAGCAGCAACACCATTAGAATACGATGCGTTCCAGATTAAAATTGTATTGAGACACACTTCAAGCACTCTCGGGTCAAATGTTTATCCGCATGTAAACGATTATAGAGCGATAGCATTGACATGATGAATTCAAATAATTTTGTTCGTTCCGGCAATAGTGCTTTACTGAATGGTGATGCGGCTGCATATGAAGCGTCTCGCATACGTAGAAGGAAAGAAAAAGAATTTTCTGATTTACTTTTGAAAGTAGAAAAATTAGAAACTTGTATTGAGAACTTAAAACTTAGAATAGAAGAGATAGAAAACAATGGCAATTCGTAATTTAGATCAAGTATTAACATCAAATAATTTTAGTGTATGGTTAGATAGAACTAACAGTATCATAAACTCTTTGGAAAATGTTGTTACTATGGGCGGAACAGAGCAGAATAATGATGCCTTAACTGGCGTTAATTTGACCGGACCTTTGATTACTCAAGACACTGCTATCGGTATCCAGACAAGCAAAATTACTCCTCCTGCTGGTATAAATGCTCTTGATTTAGATTTTGACACTGTTGACATTAAACAACAATTAAGAATATCTACTGCAAGTACAGGTAAAAATGATACAATAGTTTTCTACAATGGAACTGATTTTGATGATCCTCTTACAAAGACATATTTCATGGGCCCATTGGATGGACACGAAGAGTTTGAAATAAACGCAATCAATATGGTTGCTCAGGCCGCCACCTCTAAACTTAGAATTAAAAGACCAGATGCAAATACTGGTTTGATGGGTATAGTAACTGGAGATCACATTGTTATTGACGATGATATTCTACCTGCTTCGATTACTGCTAATTGTGACACTGCAACTGCACTACAGACTTCATTAACTGTTCAGTTTGGCGGGCAGACTGCGGACCAGGTGCCGGTAGATGTTGGAGGTAATCTTGTAGGATCTATTAGCTTTGATGGATCTGAAGGAACAGTATACTCAGCAATTACTGTTGATGATTCAATTTTTGATGCTGGTGTCGAATCATTTGCAGTTGCGGCCAGCGGCGGATTGGTTACAACTGCCACATCGACTGCTGCAGATGTGATAATAGATCACTACACACCGGCTGCCGGAGATAAAGATGATAATGCCAGTGTAAACAATACCACCACCACTGCTATACAAGATTTAAATATTGATAAATTCGGGCATTTGATTGGGTCGAGTAGTGTTAATCTTAACAATTATTTCTTGAAGAAGAATCCGAACTCTAATACATCTAGATCAGTGCTTAATGGGAATGGGTTTGTTGTTGATATAGGCACTAAAATAAGTTTTACAAAACAATACACAACTGGCTCAACAGCTTCTGATGTTAACACTGAAGCATCTATTAGTTGCGGTTTGCATAACCTTGTTATTAATGCAGGTTCTGACGCTACTCCTGCTTCAGGAAGCGGTTATTCTAATGTCATAATGAAAGGTGATAATGTTTACATACAAAATCAAACCGGTACCAGCAAATTTAGGTTTGCTAATAGTTCAGGTAATTTCATCGCAACAGGCGACATCACTGCATACGGCAGTACATCAGATATTTCATTAAAAGAAAATATTGAACCTATTGAAAATGCTCTTGATAAAGTGAGTGAGATTGGTGGGTACACGTTTAACTATATCGATACACCTGAGAAGGGAAGGGTCCCGGGTGTCATTGCTCAAGAATTAGAAAAAGTTTTACCTGAAGCGGTTTATGAAACTGATGAAGGCTATAAAGCGGTTAGGTATGATAATACTATAGCACTGCTTATTGAAGCAATTAAAGAACTAAAACAAGAAGTAGACAGTTTGAAGAATAAATAGGAACGATAATGCCAAGAATTGTAACAGAAGGCGGCCCGGACGGAGATCCAGCAACTACTGCCGATACTCCAGATCTCAACCTTAGAGGCACCAACGAAACAAGTTCTATTTCACTACAGTTTGCAGATCGACAGGACAGGCCTCATTCGATGTCTGAGTTCTATAGAAATGCTCAGGGAACTGAAGTCAAGACGCATGACTTTCAAGGAAGTTATAAGAGAGAATTGGCAGACGGAAATTACGCCATTGTAAGAGCAAATGGAAATGTAGAACTGTTTTATACATTGATTTACACCAATGCGACGGATAATATAGTGATAGCGGACGGAACCGGAGATGCAATAATCACAACAGGTCTTGCTCCTGGCGGAAATAAAATTATTCCGTTACAAGAAGGCAGAGATGTTACTTTATGGGATGTTCATATCGAACAGACAGCATTTGAAAATATTCCGGGCACTGCTGATAATAAACATAGAGTTAAGTTAAGACGAGGTAGAAATTTATCAATCCCAACTTCAGGGGAAATATCTTTTAGTGATTTCTACGGAACTGAACTTGTTGTGCCAACAGGCGGTTTCATAAAGGCTGATGCAATCAAATATGGAACAACATTAGATTTCCAAGGCGCTTTAAAAGATCGAGTAGATCTACGTGACGAGATGTTAAAAATATCTGAGTACGCTGACAATGAAAACATAATTACAGAACTTCGGATATACATCAAAAATCTTCGTGCTTATTCCACTGATGCAGCCCACCCTGCTCTTGCGATATACGGATTCCCTACGAACATGACATTAAAATTGATGTTTGAGTGTGTGCATGCTATAGGAAAGGGTGGCAATGGCGGCAATGCAGTGGCAGATCATGCGTCTGATTTGCGTGATGGGCAACACGGAGGCCACGGATGCTTCATCCAACACAAAGGCCATTTATATCTTTATACTAAGCAACCGACAGGTAAGTCCACGTATAATGGGCGATGCTTATTTATGGGCGGAGGCGGCGGAGGCGCTGCAGGATGGAGTAAAGGTGATGTTGATGGGATTATTCAAGTTGTTGGCGGCGGCGGTGGCGGTGGCGCTGGTGGCAGTGCCGGCTCTGGCGGAAGCGGATTTATGCAAACAGCAGGCGGAGATATAGCTGTCGAAGGAGTGCGAGCACCCGCCGGGTGGGGTAGTAAGGATATGCTAAGCAGAAACGGGTACATAGGTGGCGGGCATCAAATTAGCTTTTCGTCTGCGACCAAGTCAGGTATAGGTTCAGACCATGACGCTGCATTTGACGGGATTGGTAATCCTACGCAAGGCGGCGCCGGTGGTGGTGTTGCACTTGGATTGTACAAACTAGAAAGTTCAAGTGAATCAACTGCAAGTCCACCTGATGACATGAGGGATTATAGTGGGCACCCTGACTCAGTTTGGCATATAACTAATCGCTTCCCAAGTGGTAAAAACCTATATCTCAGAGCAAAAGATGGTTACACACAGGAGGGTTGGGATTCTACTGCTAATGCGGCTCGGGTTCTGCGAAATCCCAAGGGTCCGTTTAACCAGAATGCTGCTACAACCAAGCATCCCGGTTGTGATAAGATAATGTATACGACAGGTAAAAGCATTGGTTCTTCGAATGAAGAAAAGTATCTTGTTGACATCCAGTGTATTATTGATGGCGGGCCTTGGGTTCACACATATGACGGAAAATCTAATTTGCGAGCATGTGTATTATCAGGACAATCTGGAGGCACTTGGTGTAATCCTTATTCTGGTTTCATAGGCCGAGGGGTTGAAGAAGATGAGCTATGGTATAGAAAAATTGATAATTATACAGGATTTGACAATCAAGCTTTATGGGACAGTAATCATACTCAACACACATTAAATAGAAACGGGTGGAAACCTGGAGGCGCAGGAGGACAAACAGCGACTGTAGCAACAACCTTTTATTTTGCCGGTGATTTTTATCAGGAATATCCTGTGCAATCATTTCGTACAGTCGCAGACGGTAAGCATTCTGGGACCGGTTTCGCAAGTCGAGATTTTGTAGCAAAAAACAATGATAAGGGCACAGGCCTTAAAGGTAATCAACGTACTAATATTGATGTAAACACCACTGATTTTGGCGGCGGCGGCGGCGGCGGTGGGTTTGGCGGTGATGGCGGCGATGCGTATGGTAAGTATGGCAGTACATCACATACAGCAACTGGCGGTACAGCCGGGAAAGGATTAATTGTAAAATACGGTGAAAGTGCCACCAACACTGAATATGAAAATTATCTGGGTGCTACGCTTAACCAATATGACACATTTGATACGGTGATCGGCAAAGCTAATAACGAATATAAGCCGCTATTTACTGATGTCATTGAGCTCGGTGGAGACAGGAATGACGGGCGACCAAGCGGTATTCCATATTCTTATCCTTAAACTAACTCTAAACAATTATAAATAAACATTATATCAAATAATTTTATAAAGGCGTAATTCAATGGCAATAAAATTTAGTCAGTTAATATCAACAACATCATTATCAGATAATGATTTATTTGCTGTTACTGATGATTCTAACAACACTTCAGTAAAAATCACATTTGGTGACCTCAAAACAATTGTTGTTGATGATAATACGTTTCTTAGCAAGAGAGCGGGCATTGTTACAGCGCTAAATCAACATGCGACTGATTATAATACTGACGACAGTTTAACACCGTTAAACGCAAGTAAATTGGGCGGGCAACTTCCTGCTTATTACCTTGATTGGACAAACGTAACATCTAAACCTGCAATTGCAACAGATTTACACGATCTTAATAATATTAAAGACGGTGGCGGGTTCGTTAAATATGTTGCCGATGGCGCAAATAGTAAACTTATATTTCAAATAAGACAAAACGATACAGACGGCGCTCAAACTGACATTACAACCTCATACTTAATCGAAGGAACAAATAAGTATTATACTGATACAAGAGTAGAAGAATATTTACAAGAGAATTTTCAAAGATTCTTCAATGATTTTAGCACTTCATTTGATCAGGGTGATGTTGTTGATAGTTATTTTGATACTGTTGGATATGCAGTAGATGTAGAGGGTGGGGTAACAAATAAAATTAGAATTAAAACTGAAGGCTCTATTCCTGGGTTATCAGCTGATGCGACCAAACGTGATCAAACAGGAAGATTTGATGCATATAAAGCAGGTAAAGCAGTAAGAATTTTTGGCGCAGATCCTGCAGGCCGAACACCAATGACAAGTCAACTTAATGATCCGGTTGTCTCATCAGAGGGTTTCACTTTTGTTGCTGACGTTTCTGCTGGAGCATCACCTTCTTTTGGTATTGATGATGTTGATGTAAATACTAACAGTATCGCAATGACAGGACATGCATTCCAGACAGGTGATGCAGTTATATACAATTCTGGGACAAGCACTGTTATCGGAAATTTAGAAGATGGCACTACATATTATGTGATCGATGCATCCACTGATTCAATATCTCTTGCAACAACATTTGCTGATGCAGGAAGTACTACTGCAAGAAATTTACTTCAAGGCGGGACAGGAACTACACATTCCTTAACACCTGTTGTTGTTAGTCCTGCACCTTATCAACGATTAACATATTCAGTGTGTGAATGGAATTTAAGCACAGGACAAATATCTGAAAAGTCAAACGATGTTTCCATAAACATCAGTGTTCCCGCAGGATTTGTCGGAACAGTATCTGAATATTTACTCGATGATCGAGAAAAATTAGTAAAAGCATTTAGTATAGAAAATTTTGTTAAGTTATCATTCACACATGAATTGAGCGAAGGAACACCCGCAGTCGGAGTATCTCCTGGACGTGGGTTAGCAATTTATAGAAAGATTTCACAAATCAATACAATCGACCCGCAATTAGCAGGCGCACCTAAATTAGTTGCTGTCTTAGGTCCAGGCGATCTGAAAAATAATTTCTGGATTGATTATTATACAGACGATGTTGTTAATCATTCAAATAAAAATCAAGAAGACAATTCTTATTTACCTGAAAAAACTGTACACTTTAAACCTATTGCTCCGCCCCCAACTCAACCTCAAAGGGGTTGGTTTGATGTTTCTATTACGGATGTTGAATATCAAAATCCGGTTGTTCCTGCACAAAGTGACTATATTGACGTAGTAATATCAAATTCAATTATAGCTTCAACTGTCGAGAGTGAAGGTGTTTGGATCTCGCACAACGATACAAGCAGAATCAATACAGCAATAATCACAAATGCAAATTCAGGCAGAACTGCCTTGCAGCTAAATCCCAAAGGATATATCGTATCAAATCTTATTATTCCTAGCAACTTTAGTGTACAAGGATTTGCGTATAATACACAATTTACGAAATTGCCTTGGTCAGGATACAACGGATCTGATTCTGCATCAACAAATAGAATTATAAGTGGAGAAGGTGTGGTCAATACTAGTATTGTTGGTATTGATATTGACGGGAATGCTGTTAATACTGTATTGTTTGATGATTCAACAACTGAAAGCAAGAACTATGCTATTAACTTTGGGAGAAACACTGAATCCGTACTTGTTGATAAAGTGCGAATCAAAAGTGTTATTGGAGGAGGCATTTTTGTTCCCGATTCACAAGATTTCAAAATAACTTCATCAGAAGTTGTAGATTCATTAGTGACAGATAGATATGTTTATGCACCAATGCTTGCGCAGGGTGGGTCGAATACATTTATTTCTTCTACTAGATTCGAGAACTTCCCACAAAGTGGTGTTGACGTATCTGTCACAAATAAAGGTGTGATACAAGGGAACATTATTTCTAATTGTGGTCCAGGTTTAGTCATGTTTGGTTCTAGATTCCTTGTTACTAGTCCTAATATTCTTACAGGACCTTCAGGTGAATTCTTGCCTAATCCTGATGCATATAATTCAGAGTTTGATTCAATTAATATTGACTTGACTGAATCGGTTATCAATGATCCCATTTCCTCATTCGCTTCAGGATTCTTGAAGTATCAAGAAAATGGTGAACTATATGATTTATCTGAAGTCGCTGGTGTTGATCCTGTAACCTATAAGTTATTCGCAATCAAGAAAACTGATGGCGGCGAAGAGTCAATATGGATTGAGGATTTACGTGCGCCTACAGGAGAAACCGCAAATACTATTGTTGCAACATTAGACGCTACAAGTCACAGCAACTTCAACGAAAACGGTGATACTGTAACAACAACAACAGCGCATGGATTTTCAGACGGTGACCCTGTTGTGTATCGTCAGAATGACGGATCTCTTGGCGCATTCACTGACGGCGAAACCTATTATGTGCAAGCAATTGCAATTAATCAAATTCAACTATATGATACAAGACAAAACGCAATTCAAGGTAGCTCTCAAGGACGTGTTAATATCATCAAAGATGGGGTGAATTCACCTAGCACAGATAGTGCTGCATATGGCGACAATCACACCTTTACGAGATCACTATATCTTGATATGCTAAAAGGTGATGATTCAAGTAATCCGCCATCAGAGGGTGGATTCCAGTTCACCATTCCTGCTGATTCAGTCAGAAAGATGAAAGTGTCTGGTTACCCTTACACTGTTGAATATATGCAAAATGGGTCAAACACTATTTTCCATACAGACGAGAATGGTGATTTTGCTGCATCACAGGGTGATCCTGATCATATAGGTATTGGTTGGTCAGTTTCAGTAAAAGCATATGTTAAAGCAGGCATAATTCAAAATGATATAGCGAATCCTGCAGTTTGGGGTGCGCCTTATGTTGATAGTGAAGATGGCCTTACATATGCAAACTACACTGTAGCTGTTACTGATTATAAATACTTGTATCAGGGAAGAAAAATTAAATTAACACTATCAGGTTCAACACCTCATACTAATTTCTCCCCAGACGGGGCAGGAGCAAACCCTGCAGCTGAAACATACGGGATAATTCATTCAGTTACAGGACCTGAAGAACAGAAAACAGTTACAATTAAGTGGTTAAATGCAAACGCACAAGTTGATGTTGGCAATGGACCAGAAAATAGTGCAACACCTGGAGTGGGTGGAACAATAGAGGTAGAAGATACCTTTGTAATCGCAACCGGAAGGATAAGATAAAATATGTCTAGCTTAACGAACATTAACAACAACACAAGGGTAGTCAATGTAGGAAGAACGACCCCGATTGCTCCTGGGCAACAACCTGCCTCGAAATCGATACCCGTTGTTCTCGCAAGTGATCAAACTGCTATTCCTGTAGTTGAACAAAATAAAGTTCAATCGGAAGTGTCATTGTCACTTCTAGGTATTCCTAGATCTGAAGTTGCTCTAGGCATTTTTGCTGATGTTAACACTTACGATGTCAACCCATCAGAATGGTCGTCCTTTCCGCAGTATTACAGCACTGATATTGACAAAGAACAGGGTTATGGCATTAAACACTTGCCGAACGAAGCGGGTGCGCTTGTTGAATCACCTCGTGATAAAAAAGCAATATTGACATCCAAAAGATTCTTTAGATATCAACCAGGTCGTGTATCTGCTGCTACATTTGGTGTTAAATGTTCTGTATCAGATTCTGATTTTGCTAGAAATCCCGTCATTCGTAAATATGGTATTTTTGATAACTTTGACGGATACTATTGGGAGACAAAACAATCAGGCAAGAAAGATAACTTCTCTGTTGTCAGAAGAACGCAATCGTTACTTAAGTTCCCATCATCACCATTTGGTTTAACGACTGAAAATTTACGTAAATCTAATGGCGGCGATGAAGCGATCCCATACGAACAAACTGATGATTATCGTGTTGTAGGTAAAGAGGGTAAAGCATTAAAAGGTAAATATTTTGCTCGTGAACGTACATTAATAACTGAAAATATAATTGAAATCGCTAAGGATGCATTTACTGCTGCTACAACAAATGGCGGTTCATTCCAAGCTTACTGGAGTGCGTTAACCACTGCTCAACAAGAAGTTTACAGAAGCAAATGTCACAGAGATGTTAAGTTTTGGGTTGAATTTATGGTTAAAGATCTTGAGTGGGGCAGTAACGCACACACAAGAGTTAATACTAAAAATTATACAACTGCTGTACTTGATGATGCAGAAAATGAAAAAGAATTATATGAAGAAGTCAGAACCGAATTAGGAACCTTAGTAGGAACTAGTAATGCAATTTGGACAACTGTAGACATAGGTCTTAATGCGCTAGCAAGCATTCCTGTTACTTTTTTCGGTGATGTGTATAACGCAGGCGGATCTAAAGTTGAACCTGTAAACCTTTACGGGACAGCACCATACGCAGGATCAGGCGGTACTATAACATTCGGTGACAGAAATAAATTTGATGTGTTGTTTGATGTTAGGAAACATTACTACTCATATTTCGTTTCAACATTTGACCATAACGGCGGATCTGGGTATAATAATGTAGCAGATAAATCACTTTATCAAACATATACATTCAGCGATCAAAATCTAAATGCTAACTTTATTCCTGATGATGTAGATCTTACACGCCTTGTTGGGTTAGTATTAAGTCCTACTTCTGTCGCTCTCAGTGCAGGTCAATATTATCCTTACGCTGAAAATGCATCAGTTACTAATGCTGCAACCACAAGTACATTCCAGTTGACTGCTATTGAGGCTAATGTATTAAATGAATTCTATGATAATATTCGATACAAGTGTGCTCGAGATATGGAATACATTATTCAAGGTTATCAGAACGATATTATAGGTAACGGAAACGCAGAAACTCTCTATAATGCTTCAATGTATTATAAAGGATCAGGTTTATCTATTTTCACTCAAGCAGATGGCAGCGGTGTTCCTGATGAAATAAGCAAGCACTTACACCTAAAAGAGTGGATCAAAGAAGATCTTACTGATCCGCTATTTTTCGGATTTGGTTTATCAGATTCATCATCTACCGTTGGAACCCTTGAAGATTTGCATACGGTATTAGCTAATAACTTTACTCGTGAAACAAAACAAGGTGTAAACTTAGGTGATCGTGGATTTGCAGGAAACTTAGTTGTGTTTAGAGATGGGTTGTTGATGACTCATGCTGCTATCAATGATCCTAATATGTTGAAGGAAGTTGAACAGGTTAAAGCGTATGTTTCTGTTCCATCAAATGATTCTAATCCGACAATATTCCAGTTGACTAAGGGTGGAGTAACCTTTGGGCAAAAAGTTAGAGTTGTAACTTCAAGTAGCACAGCAGATATAAGTGATGCTGCGTCTTTCACTCCTGCAAGCACTGGCGCTGTTGTAAACAAACAACAGCAATCATACGGCAAAATTTATAATGTAAGTCGTGTGTATGGTCCCACAGGAAGCGAATTCTCGTTACAAGATCAAGACGGCAATCCTGTATATGCCTATAGAGGCGGAAACTTCATCGATAACGCTGAAGAAATATTGATCGAAACTGTCGTACCATTTATAGGTGATGTCATCTACAATGCAGATCACTATCGTCAACCTGTGATTGATCGTGACTTGAATCGCACAGTGTTTACAATTCAAAATTATGACGGAACACAAAGTGCTCAATTATATCAAGCGAATAATGATCCTTTCCCAACGGGTATGCAATGGCCATACAGATATTCTTCATCTGGTATTTTGAATGATGGGACAGCGACATATATAGGACACATTGACACATCATTAAGTCCGACTAACTCTGAGCAGATTACGAAAATCCGTCAACAATATGATACATTGAATTTTGTACCCGAGTATATTAATTGGATTAAGAATAATGTTAAACCAGAATATTGGGGTGTTTACGAGTATCGTGTTCCTCGTTCACGATTCAGTCATGATAAGTTAGATGGCAATACATCTAAAAGAGTATATAGCGACTTAGCAACAGGTCCTACAGGTATTGTTCGTCCGGGCATGGAAGTTTTAGATGACGATGGCATTTGGAAAGATGCAGTATCGGAATATGATTTCGACTTCACTAAAGTAACGATGCTTAAAATTGAGTTCTCGTGGTATGGTGCGGTAGGTGCATTGTTCCTTGCGTATGTTCCAATCGGTAATGGTGAAGCACGATGGGTGCGAGTACATCACCTAAGAGCATCTAATCAGTTGAAGATCGCATCTCTTGGTAACGCAACATTGCCGATCACATACAACGTATGGGGCGGTGGTTCACCTGATACATTGGGTGACGGTGAAACAGCAACTCACACATACGGAACATCACAGAGTCATCACATTGTTAAATATGGTGCTTCATACTACATTGATGGTGGTGACCGTGGTACTGTTCGTCTGTACAGCCATAATAATAATGATACTGTGCCTGCATATGGAAAGCAGTGGGTTATTCATGCAAGTGCTCAAATCGGGTCGAATGCGCAATACACAGTAACATCAACTGAAACTGATGATTCTGTAAACCCTCGACCGCTTCCGATGACAACTTTAGGCGGAAACACAAGGACGCTCGAATACTTTATGGGTGCTCAACTAAAAACAAACAATCCTGTTGATACAGGTATTAAAGTTGTTTGGGTCGATGGCGATACCTTATATTTCTCTAAAGCACCTCAAGGATCAGGTATAACATTGATACCTGATCGTGCTGATTTGGTTTACGGACTAGAAACAAAAGATTTCATTTTCAGTACAGTTGAAGGTAATCCTGTTCGTAACAGAGTACAGGTTTATCCTACTAAGATGTCGTCTGCTAATCTAGGGTCATCTCCTGTTAGATTAAGAATGAAAAGAACTCCTGTATTCCAATCATTGACAATTCCTGGCGCTAGTGTTACGCTTACACTTAATGCTGAGTATAGTGTATCACCTTCGAATCTTCCTTTATCAGTTACTGAAACTGGCGGTGGTGCTTTAACATATTTGTTAAACGGCGAATCAATCTTTGGATGGTTCCAAGGTCTTGTAGGTGCTGTTGATAACGAAACAATTTTTGGCAGATTGTATAAAATTTCAGGACAATATTATTTTGAAGTTCTGCAATCATTCAATGACACAATTACTCTGAATAACGGCGGTGAATTTTTACCTGATCCTAGATATACAAAAGATTCTGATGGTGATGTTTACCTTGCAGGTAATAATGATACTGCGAATGAAGTTCCGTTAGCAGATACATTGACATCGATTAATGTGATTAATAATTCAGTTGTACCTATTCCCAATACTGGAGCGAATGTTGCAACATTGTATTTAACTCCTGGCGGCACTGAGCAAGTTGATCTTGATACATATTTTGATTATAATAAAGAATATCTTTCATACCCATTAACAGATGAACCAGAAACATTGTACTTCGCAGTTGATTCAGATCAATCAGCGAAAGAGGATGGAAACGACATTGCAATAGGATTGACATGGGAAGAACAATAGATGCCAAGACAGGTAAAGATTGGATTTGATAAGGTACCATCACCTCCAGTAAAAGTATATCAACAATTAGTAGATACAAAGGGTACGCCACTTCAAGACGCAGCGGGTAACCCTTTGGTTACTGAAGAGGCATCTTCTATTGCTGCATTTAATTTTGCCAGCAATTCTCTATCAAATATTGTTAGTAATAAGAATCCTGAAGATGCAATTCCAGTTGTCGAGCAATTCGCAAACGAATCCGAAGTAAGTTCTACATTGTTAGGTGTCAATCGTGCTGAAGAACAATTAAGTTTGTTCGCAGATGTGTCTACTTATGGGTACGATGACATGAATTGGAATTATTATACTGTAGGTGAAGGTAAATTTCCTACGCAATGGTACACTAGAGCGCATCCCGTATACGGCAATAGAGGATTTGCTGAATTCCACGAAGCGACTGACGAGCAAGCATTATATTTAAAGTCGTTCCCTACGCAATATCGATGGCCTGATCATCCTCAATCATCAACGGAAATTATATCACCAACATCTAATTTTGGTAAATACATCAGATTTATAGCATTAGGTAGGTGGTTGTATGAGGTATGGAAAGATGTTGATTCGTCATTTGCTGAAGCGAACTTCTTGCCTCATTGCTTACAGATTGTTAACAGTGAAAGAGAAGAAATACAAATCACTATCAATAGTTGGAGACCTGATGCCCCTGGCGGATTCTTTGACGAGGTAGATTTTCACAATGTGCTGTATGCATCTGACACTAATTCAAGTTCTCAAGTGGCCATGGATGAAATAGAAAAGTGGACAGGTTTTTACTACAAAATTCAAAATGATATTGATCAATATCCTAAATACACAATTCAAACAGGATTTGATAAATTCACCACATTCCCATTCAAGACGCAAACATTGACTGCAAATCCTATTCCTGCGGTAGGTCAATATCAGCAAATTTCAGCATACTGTAGTCCTGAAATAACTCGTCCGGGTGGTGATGATGAAAACACATCAATAGGTGTTCTCGAAAGTAGGAAATCATTTAGGTATCAACCTGGTCGTGTATCAGGATTCACCTTTGGATTAAGATTGCGTAACAACCCTGCGTCTTTAGCAGATAAAATTGAATGGGGTTGCGCAAACGATACTGATCAATATATGTTTCAAGTTGAGGGTACAAAGTTAAATATTGTTCGTAGGTCAACTGCTGCAATCCCCATCGATGTTTTAGAAGATCCTAATGGAATGGATCTTATCCCTGGTACAGATTTTCAACCGCAGACAAAAGAAGTCCCTCCGAGTCGTGACGGCTCAAAACCTATGTACACTCTTAAAATACCAAGAGACAAATGGAACGGGGATCCTTTAGACGGCACAGGCCCATCAGGTCATATATTAAAACCTGAAACAGTTACTATGTATAAAATAGAATACTCATGGTACGGTGCAATTGGAGCAAAATTTTATGCGTATGTTCCAATCGGTAGCGGGGAAGCACGATGGGTGTTGATGCATACTTTAATAATTGAAAACAAGTTACCGAAACCTGTATTGCAAAATGCTGACTTTAAATTTAGATATGTTTTATATAATAATCAAACGTCTAATTTGCTACAACCTACATTTATCTACAAGTATGGGTCATCATACTATATTGATGGCGGTGACGAAGGAACAACAAGTTTAACAAGTGTTACAAGTGACACAAAAACATTTACAAATCCTGCTATTAGAGGTAGTGTTGTCGCATTACATCCTAAAAAATTGATTCAAAGTACAGCACTGTTTGATCCTGATGATGTTAATGAAGGTATAGTCAATAACAAAAAAATATATCCACTAACTCTATCTGCATTTTCAACAAAACCTGTAAGAATAGATGTTCTAAAAGTTAATGTTACACCTGACGGACAACACGGGACAAAATCTGTGAGTTTAAGTGCAGGTCAAAGATTTGAAAAGAATATTACCTTTGATGTTTTATCTTTGAATCAAATATCATTAAAAAACACTACTGCCGATACATTTTCGCCATTCGACAAAAACGCAAAAGTTATCAGAGAAGGTTTTTATAATATTTACCTCAATCCAGATGTTGACAGTCAGACATCAGAAACTTCTGCCAACCTCGCATCTATTTTGAGAAGGAATGATTATGAATTAAGATCTATAGACATCGGAGAAAGAATCGAAGATACAACTCAATCAAGTGGCATATACGATATGCACCCCACTGATACTGGTTTAACAAGACAAGGTTTTACCGCTAGAGTATCAGGGTATAGAAGTGTAGTTGCATCTACAACACCCATTAATCAAAACAAATTTAAAATTCATTTCTTGAACCCTAATGCTAGATTAGTTGATGGAAGCAATAAATTCTTTGCTGATTTTGCAATTGGCGTTATAGGTGATGAACCTAACATAGTAACTGAAAATGTTGATGTTGACGGAACTCCTACTCCTGTTGGCGCCTTAAGGTTTGGATCTTATGATAATTTTAAAGTTTACCCCACTGACCCAACAACATTCGCAGAAGGTGAGACAATACATAATATTCCCGGATTTGATGTGCATGATCACCTTCACGTTGAATGGGCAAACAAATCACAAGACAGAGATGTTCAAAAAGATGTCGATTTCACTGAAAGCGATCCGGGTGACGGCACAAGATTTGAACAAGATTATAGAATTTCTTCAACTGACAGACCCTTTAACGGAACTTCCGGAAGCGCTGGGGTTGTAGAGGGTGTTGTCTCTGCAATAGATTATGCAATAGATTCAATTGATACTGTTGGTGTTGAGGCAGGTTCCGATTTCAGAGTTGTGTTCACATCTTCTAATGCTGGTGCATACCCACCCATTTCAGATCGTACATTGAATGTTGCTGAACTAGGGTTTGCAGGAAACGCTACAGGATATGTATTCACTTCTATTCCAATTGCCGTTCAAGTTGGCGATGATACAAAATTCATAGCATTTATTTCAAAAACAGGTGGCGGTGCGACACTAGATGACTTCTTGATTAATCCTTCAAATCCTAGCAATCCCGCTACATATGATGATCAATATCATGCGACCAGTATTCAAGCAAAAACTATAACCTTGAAATCTGCTAATATATTAAGTGCAATTGATCCCAGCAAAGACTTTGAGGTTACAGAAATATATAGGTTCAATATTCAACCTCTATATTTGTTTATCGCAATGAAGTCAAACGCTCGAATAAATAATATTATTGTTGAAGAATTTACAGCTACGACTGCTTCATCACATGTTCCTAATTTTATTGGGACTACGGACGATGGGTTATTTAATGTTACTGGGAATGAAACATCTAATATATCTATTCAGAAAGACTCGTTGACATCACATGTGTTCAGTCCTTCAAATTTCATTAATACGAATGATTTAACAAGTGTTAAATATGACACATCAACAGGTAACCCTATTTCTGATGGATTAACATTGTATTCATTTTATGTGGGCGAAAATGAAGCTGTAAAATTTGGATTGGAAAACATATTCGGTGCTGATAGAGAGTTTTTGACTCCTGGATTATATAACAATAAAGCAATTTATTTTAAAGCAGTTCCTGTTGCAAGCACAGGACCTAATTCGACAGCAGATGTACAGATGACGGTAACTTCAAGAGAGCAGTAATGACTATATATACAGGTTTAAGAGTTTCTAATAATTTAGGTGATGTCAACAACGTCAATGAATCATTGAGGAACTTGGGTTTAGATCGTAATGATTTAAATCACATACGAGGATTATCTGATGTTGAGGGTTTTGGGCGACTTCAGTTACATATGCTGTCAGGACTTGACGTAGATCAAGAAAAACAAACATATCAAATAAAACTCGGATTAAGAGTTTTAAACGCTGAGTTACAAAACGAAAAAGATTTTAAACAAGGATTAGATTTTGACATTCGTGCCAATAATCAATTTAGAGCAGGATCTATAAAATATACTTACCTTGATGAAGTTAGTCATCAATTAGTGAAGTCAGACATTTCAACGAGTCGTGTCTCGTCATGGTCACAATTTGTTGAAAATGGTCCTATATTTTATGGCGCAGACGTTCTTGTTGTTGGAGATAATAATAACGATGCGATATTGAAACTAAATGATTTGATGTTGTCTAAAGATTTTACACCGAAACGATTTGAAGCGGAGCAACCTACAGATAAGGTTGTAATCAATATAAATGGCACAGATCGTGAGGTTTTTGCTATGAGAAATATCCCGTTTTCATTTTATGGATCGTTTAGTAAAGCAAGATTGCAATACAAAGTAACTGTAGATAATCCTCCCATAGTTCCTACCGTTTTATTTTACGATCTAGATCAGGATACTGAAGTAATATCTAATGGAGCAAGAGGTGCTGCAACTAATGTCGCTAGTTTTAATACAAGGTTTGCTACTGATAGACGCATAGATATTTATTATCGACCTGATAAGATTTTGGAATTAGAGTTTATAAAATCGAATGATGAGCCGCAGCCGATAAACATGGATACGTTCCCTGCGGTGCAGGTGAAAAACATTCAAAAGATTAATGTTGCAAGTAATTTATTGTCAGTGTTGCCTGATTTTTTCGAGATTTGCGGTGGAAACATATCGGGACACACTTCATCGCTAGTTAATATAAATGTTGCGGGTAATCCTTTGTCGCAAAGCGGTATTGTTGCAAATGTGCAATTGAATGCAAAGATCCCAAGTTCAGTTGAAGTGTTGGATATAAGCGGTGCTTTTAGAGACTCAACACCTATAGACCTAAGAACTTTAAAGGTGAGTGGCACAAATACAACTGGACCTTCAGCGTTAAAATCATTTAAAATGCAAGGCGATCGCCCGTTAACAGGAATTGTCTGGCCAATGATTGGTGGGTTTAATGCTGTAGCACCTAGAGTTAATCCTTTAACTATAGAAAGTTATAATATAAGAAGGCAAAGATTTGGTATTTTGCCGTATGAAATTAAAGAGTCTCTGACCTTAAAATCATTGGATTGTTATGCGAATTATGAATTAAATTCAATAGAAACATCATCAGGTAGTGTCGGCGTGAGTAATACGATTACTCTTGACTCGCCTGAACTCGTGTCAATAAACTTGAGCTATAATAGGGTTGCGCCTATTAATGTATCTGGTAAAGCAAATTTAGTCGAATATTATCACACAAATAATAATTCTTATGCTAATGTTGATATTTCAAACTTCTTCACTGGGTGTGTTGACCTCAAGATACTTAGTTTTAATGACTCACAAGTTACAGGCAATATTTCATCAACATTTAACAATCTTCCGAGTTTAGGAGAATTGCGGTTAACTAATACTAGAATGTCAGGAAGAATGAATTCAGGAACATTCACTGGAACAACAAACCTACGTATTTTTACAAATACAGGAAGTTTGTATACGAGTACAGTAGGGGTTGATAATTTCTTCGGGAATTCTTATGTTCCTATTGATAATCCCACTCCAGGATCAATTGGTAGTGCATATGGAGGCGGATTTTATTCAGGATCAATGGAAGACGGTACAGGCAATGAATTTTATTTAGTTGTAGCAGATAACTCAGCCACTACTAATTTGCCTAGATATGATTCTGATAGCGGCGGAATATTAGGCGGCGCATACAGCAACATTGAAGGTGATGATAACACTGCTGTTGAAGCGGCCTCAAACGATACTGATTTTAGAGCAGCAAAATACGCAGATGCATATAATGTTTCTGATTCAGAGTTAGGTTTGACATATAACGATTGGTATATACCTTCTATTAAAGAGTTAGAAGTATTGTATCGTATGTACAAACCCACTAATGCTGATAACGATATTACACAAGGTAATAATGAATTTGCATTAACGCCAACATATAACGCAACATATACTAACACGCCAACTAAAAATCCCGTTCAAACAACAATTTCAGGATTTGCTCCAGGTGGTGCGCAAGCGTTTGAAACTGTTGCCAGTACTGAGGCAACTCAAAACGGCGACTTTTCTGGAGGACTTACCGGATGGAAATCAATAAATTCAAGTTCACCTTTGACATTACTGCCTTCAGGATACATAAAAGTAACGCAAGATTTTTCATTGCCGTTTCGCATCGATGCCGGGCAGACGTATGCTACAGCATATCAAGGTACGGGTGTTGACCCAGCTGGGCAATTGTCTGGACATAACGGCATCGTTCAAACATTGGACTTAGATATCGGCGCATATGTATTAGAGGCAGAGATAGGTGCTAATTCAATTCATGAAATTCAAGGTTCAGAAGTAAAGCAATTCGGATCATACAACCACGTATCTGAAAATATTGCTTCTTTTTATACTGACATACCTGTACGAAATATAGATCCTGATGCTAATACAATTGCATTACCGAATCATGTGTACAAGAATGGAATGGCATTAGAGTATGATTATGATGAAACATCTTTTGATACTCAAGGTCTTACTACACCAAATAATTTCGCTTTGTACAATCTTGATCCGAACAGAAGATATACCTCGTCCAGCAACTCGCCTAAAATATTGTATGTCAAAAACGCTACACCAAGTACATTTCAGTTGTCTGTTGATAGTGATTTATCAACTACTTATAATTTAACTCAACATGAGATTACATATAACTATACAATATCAGGAACCAACAGTTCAACTGATTATGTATTTGATATTTCATCTAGTCCTATTGATAGAAACGGCGCAATAACCAGTGCTGACCCGGCCATTGATTTGTTGCACGGAGATGTGGTTAATTTTAATGTGTCCGCCTTGGGTGGTTCGCACCCTCTTGAAATAACAGATGGAGCGGGAAATGTAATAATTTCGGCGAGTGCAGCAACAACAGTAACATTTGATTCAAGGTTGTTCGGCACTCCGAGTAATGCAAATGCAGAAACTTATTATTATCAGTGCTCTACACATCCTGCCTCAATGAAGGGAACGATTACTGTATACAAGAGAGATGGTGTTGTCACATTTGGACCTGCTATGCATATAGAATTTTCAAATTCATTCAATGATACCTATACTCCCTTGTCCACCAGCCAAGCAGGAAACCCACAAAGTCGTATAAATTATGTTTTGAGTCAGGATCCTCATAACTGCGATGCTGATGCTTCAGCAGCAAACTTAGATAAGTATGGCATTACTTTCACATTGTCAGCGGGCAGTAACCCAGGATTTGTGCAGTATGGTAACATGAAATTGTTTAAAGGTGATTTTGATGAACTTGACGGAACTGAAACGCCAAGTGAATTGAATTCAGACGGATCTGCAAATTTCACTGGGTATTTCGATCTAGTCAACAACCAAACCTTACCATTTTCTCCAATCACTAAATTTGTTATTCAAGAAGCAGGAAAATATCATATTAGGATTTCTGCATACAACAGGGATTTTGAAGTTAAAAAAATTATAATTAGAGGCAAATCTGGAGTTGTGTGGTCATCAACGGTTTCTTCACAAAGTGCTTTGGAAGGATTAGGAGTAGATTTTACATCAGGTGAAGTTGTGTCATTCCTTAAAGAGGCACCATTTGTTGTTAGACCTGTCAGAAGAGTTTTAGCGCAGTCGCAAAGTAATGCAGAGCAACAAGGCACATCAAGCGTATTTCAGCCTGTAGGTGCTAAATTATCCACATTCACATTACACGGTGAAGGTAAATCAAAATCATCAGGTACAAATATTAGAGGCAAGTTGCCTAATTTGCAATATTTAACTAATATATACACTTTTGAATTGAAAAATACGCAATTACAAGGGACATTACCCGATTTCAGCAATTCATCAAGATTGAATAAGTTAGATTTGATACGAAATAACTTCGGTGGGACATTATCGCTAAATAATAATTCTGTTTCACAGGTTATTCTCGATGAAAACAGTTTCCAATTAATATCATCTTTAAATCTTCCTAACGTATGGTTATTTAGTGCGAAAGATAATTTTATTTCAGGTGTTATACCTAGTTTCAATAATTGCAGAAAAGTACAAAAAATTCAACTGTCAAATAATGTATTTACTGGGTATACATCAGGATCTATACAAATGTTGACTAAGTTAACAGAATTAAAACTTCAAAATAATAACTTGACTCGAGGCGCTGCTATAGCAGTACTAGAAGATTTGAAAATAAACTGGGAAAATAATACACAATCCAGTAGAAGAGTGACAGTCAATTTGACAGGTAACCCAAGGGTGAGCGAAAGTGATCTTGCATCTGACACTGTTGCAGGCGCATTCCTCGAGTTTTTAAGATCGAAAAATTGGACTATAAACCTTAATAGTTAAAGGAACGCAGAATGGCAGCTTTAGGATTTGCACAAACATCAAATTTATTTGAATCTCAAGGAAGATTGTCCGCAAGGGGAATCATGAATAACCTTGCAGGTGAAGGTATCTCAGATGATATAGCGCTGTTCACATCAAATTTGCAAACAATAATTGAATTAGATTATGGAGCGAAACAGTTTACTGCATCAAAAGATGCATACGCATCTTCTAGCGAAGTGTTGTACTCAGAAGGCGATAATGCATCTCAATTCCATTACATAGTCATACCTCAAAATCAATTTGGAGTCATACCATTTTCAAATGGTACAGTGGTTTTTACGCTAAATAACTCGGGGGACTCATCTGATGTTTCTTATCACTATGTAGGACAAAGTGATGCACGATCTAGATTTCAATTATACGAGTATGATATTTCAACAAATCAAAAAACTGTTTCTGTGTTACAAGATGTTCCCGCTCTAGGAAAATATAGAATAACAGATTTAGGGTCTGTGACACAAGCAAACTGGAATACACTAGCAGGAACATCAGGTGTTGCGTATTCTATTGGGTCAGAGTTTATAGCACAAGATGTTGGGTCAAGTGTAGGTAACTCTAATACGGCAAAAGTTGAAACTGTGAGACCCTGGTCATTTTTTACTTCATTGTTAACTAAAAAGTTTCTCAGAAGAGATCCTGTTCGGTTTGAAAATATTAGCAATTTTTCGGCAACACGTCCAGTTTTAAATGATGGTTCTTCTTTTATGTCCATCTTGTACAATACTGCTAATTCAGATAATGAAGAAGATGGTGATGATTTTGATAGGTCTCAACAGAGTGGATTGTTGAAATTTCAATCCGTTTCAGGAACAGATAATCTATACTTTCAAACAATTGACATATTCTCATATAAAGAGGCACGTAATATTGTGTCTTATAAACCCAATTCATTTAACCAAACAATGAATATTAATGGTGCGGTTAATATTACTAATGATCAAAATTTAGTATTAGGCGTATCTGCGACAGAACAGACATTGCCCGGATTGTATATCATTGCACCTAATCCTGATGGAACAATATCATCTAAAAGAGCGTTTTCTGATATCACAAACCCATGGGTGATTTCTTCGTCCGAAACATTAAATTCTGCAACAAATCAACCCGTGATCAAAACTGTTGAACCTAATCAATCAGCAAGAGTTTTAAATTTGATATTTAATACAGGTAAGGATGCGCATTTGATTACGACAAACCCTTCTGGTATTAGAACAGTCGCCAACTCAGTAAATAGCGGTAATGCTGTAGTCAACGATAACTGGACACATAAAGTTAAAGTTGACATTAACGGGGAACCGTTCTATTTGTTATTGACCAACACAGATGCAATTTTTGACTCTTAAGGTTGGTTATCTAGTTATCTACAAATAGCCAATATTGCTGTAAAGTTGATCCGTCACCTGTAGGTTTCTTTAACAACAATCCTTCATTCGCTGTTGCACCTGAACTGCTATTAGTACCTGATGTTGCAGAAAGATTATTAACAGTTGCTGTGTTTATTTGCAATCCCGTTACCTCAAAATCACCCGTGATAACAAGGTGTGGATGTGTTGATGTTGTTTGCAATCCTGTATCGGTGCCAGCAAAGGGCGGCGCAGTGTTTAAAGGAATGATACAAACTTCTCTGCTTTCGACAACGCCATCGGTTACAACTGCATTTGCGTCTTTAATGAAAATTAAAGTTGATGCTGCATTTAATGGTGCAGCCAATGGATTTGACAATGTTATTTGTGTTGCGCTATCAACGCTAGCAACTCTTGTTGCGTTTGGCACAACTGTTCCAAACTGTACATAATCACCGACTGTAGGTGCATTTGTTGCAGTCACGCCACTCGTTGATGAGATTGTAATTTGTGTATCGCCAGTAACTGCATTTGCTGTTACTTCTTTTCCGTACACACCTACGCATTGTTGCGACAGCGATTGATCAGACAAACCTCTGTGCGCATATATCAAAATATACCCGCCCGCATGAGTTGTGCTAGTATCTCCAGCGAATATGGGTGTTGAATCAAATGCAACATCTGTTGCTGTTGATCGATCTATGTCAGTTGAAATTCTTCTAAAGTATTGAGGACCTGTAGTTGCCCCAAGATTCAAAACGAGGTCGCCTTTTCTTATATCAATATCTTTGAACTCATTTACCGAATTTAAAATCACATCACCTGCGTGTGAATGTGATGCATCTGCTGCTGTAGGCCCATCACTTACTGTCTCTGTTAAAATACACACTAAACCTTTAGGTTTTATAACAAAAAATGATATATCATCATCAACACTGAACCCTAAAGTTGTCATGATCGCTGACATATCATTCTGTAAAAATGCGTTCGTGAAAATATACCCGCTTGATCGAGTTTCGGCAACACGAAGATAATATTGTCCTGCTGCCCTTAATCCTGAAAATAATAAAATGTCCCCTTCGTTGATGTCTAAAGAACTTATTGAAAACTGTGACGGTGCTCCGTAGAATGTATTGTCGCCTTTCCATGTAAGTGTTAAATTATTAGGTAAACCGCCGAAGTTTACATCAGTAATTTCGTCAGATTCTTTTTTCGGCTCATATCCTAAAAATACAGGACTTTCATTTTCTATAGATGTGGTCGTGTCCTTTTTTCCTGCACCCAACTTATTTCTTTTAAAATTTTCATATGTATAATTTGCAGGCGTTATTCCAGGATCATTAGGTTTTGATTCTGGTGGGTACCAATCAGCGAAAATTTGATTTGTTTCATCGCTAGCAGTCCCGTCAAACAATAACCCAAAAGGACCGTAAGTGGTGAGCAATCCCCCAGTGTTATTAACTTTATTGACTGCAAATTGATCAGGTTTTGGATACCATGCTGTTAATCTGTATCTTTTTCCTGTACCATAAGGAATTTGTATAGGGAAATAATTAGGTCCCCTTAATACATTTTCACCTATTGTCCAATTCAAAGTCACTGTTGCGCCGTTTAGTAATGTGAAATCTACTGCGCTTCCTGCCGGGATGAATGTAATTGTGTTTGTCGATTGATTAGTTTCAGTAATTTCGAATTCTGCTGAGTTGATTGTTGTTTTCATTCCAACAAACACTTTTGCAAAATCAGAATCGCTTACAGTGATAGCAACTGCATTTGATACAGCACCTGTTGTTACTACATCAACGCTTTCTTGTGTGAGTGATTGTATTGTTGTCCACGTAGTTGTAGCATCATCATATATTTCAAATATGTAAAATGCATTCGTTGAAATAAAAAAGTTTTGATTATCTTTTGATCTGTATGTCATGTACCCATCCCAACAAATACCACCAAAAGAATCTTGTAGTGATGGGTGGAATACATCTGAGAATGCAAATCTGCCGTCTAGCCAGTAATCGTTTGGTAGTATTAAGTTACCATTGGCATTTGTTGTATCAAAAACATCATCTGCTGACACAGTTGGTGATGTTAGTTGCCCGCAGTTTGCATCAAGTTCAGAAGAGGGTACCACAAATGTTTTGGGCCCAGGTCCACCAAAGTATGATATTGGATTACCAGTAAGCACTAACTTCTCTTCAAGAGTATCTTTCACTCTTATTGCAGGTTCTAGAGGAGCAGGTAATCCTACAATAGTATTGCCTGATTCATCTAAAGATACTGATGTGAATGATACATCGATGTCTACGATTTCACCTAAATCTGAAGCAAATACATTTGTTGTGCTTAATCCGTTGATAACAGTTAAATCACCGGGAACAAATGTTTCTCCTAGCGTAAAGTCGTCAAGAACATTTGCTAAGGCGGCTGGTGCATTTAGAAGATCATCTAAATTCTTATCTGCCCTCAAACCTATTCTTGTGTATTTAGAAATTGCCATGTTTTTCCTCTATTGAGAAGGTTGTGTTTATATTATTTATAAATACTAATTAACATTAATTGGAGAAAATGATGGCTATTAGAGCAAATATAACAATAGATCAAGGCGCTGACTTTGATGCCACAATTGATTTATCCGATCCATCTGGCGTACCTGTTGATCTTACAGGTTATACAGTTGCTTCACAGATGCGCAAAAACTATGCATCATCAACAGCAACAACAACTTTTCAAACCTCACACAACGATGTGTCAGGTCAGATTACATTGGTATTACCTAAAGACGATTATACTACAGGTACTGAACCTAATGTAGTAACACATGCAGGCACAACTTCTCTCGAACCTGGTAGATATTTATATGATGTCGAGATTACAGCACCTGTTGCACAAAATAGTAAAACAGATCGTGTAGTTCAGGGAACCGTTACAGTCACACCAGGAATGACAAGGATTTAAAATGGCGAGTATAAAAGCTACCGTAACACCAACAAATAGATTATTAGTCACAAATTATCAGGTTGGAGGAACAGCAGGAAGTATCCATTTATCAGATTTGTTTGATGTAGATGCTTCAGGATTGACTAATGGTGCAATTTTAGTGTATAAACAAAATCTTGAAACTGGTGTCGGCAAATGGACAGCTACAACCGATTTAGACACAAGTTCAACTGTGCTTGAAGGGGGCACATTCTAATGAGTACTATAAAGTTAAAAAGATCATCTAGCGTAGGACAACCAGATCCGGGTGTGTTAAAAGAGGGTGAATTAGCATATTCGTTCTTACAAGGCCCTGGCGGAGATAAATTATATATCGGTACGGGTGATGGCGCAGCAGCTGCTTCAACACCTGTAGGTGGTCAATATTATACTAATTTATTAGATCACGATGCAGGCACGTTAACTGCAAGTTCAGCAATTATCGTTGACGGCGATAGTCGAATAGGCGCACTTAATGTAGGTGATGCTAGTGCGAACTTAGCTCTTACAGGAAACACTATTACTTTATCTGCTACCGGATTAACATTCAGTGGCGGAAACATTATATCTGATGGCACCGCAACAATTACAGGGTTGCCTTCTCCTACTGCTCTATCCCCTGTTAATCAAGTCGCAACAAAAGGATATGTTGATGGTGTTGCTGGAGGAATAAATGTTTCTGATAACACAAACGCAGGTGTCGTTGAGGCATCATCAACGCTTGTTGTCACAGGAACTCAGGGTGTTACAACACTTTTTAATGCAACCACAGATGTTCTTACGATAGGTCTGCAACAGCAACTTGCTGTAGATGACGATGTTGCATTTGGCACTGTGACTCTTGGTTCAGGTCTTAACAAAATTAAAATAGATGATGATACCATTGAGCAAGTTACCCCTAAGGTATATCATCAATTTGATGCATCTGATACATCAATTGTTAATCTATCTACTAATCTAATAAAAATTAATAATCATGGGTTCACTGATGGTGATGCAGTAACATACACACATGGAGGAACAGGAACAGCCTTAGATGGGTTAAATCCTGCAACGACATATTATGTCATTTTCTCTCAATTTGATGCAGGAAATGGTGTAGGAAACAGTTTCAAATTGTCAACACAAGTTGGCGGCAGTGATCACGACTTACACTCAGGCGCAACAGGCGGCGGTGATGCAGATGTGTTACAAACTGCAACAAACCCTGTAAACTTATTTGCGACAACAGATGCTATTACAATAGGTGCATCAAAAAGTACGGTTGCTGTTCAAGACGACTTAACTGTTGGCGGAAATACAACAATTACTGGAAACTTGCAGGTAACTGGAACAACTACAACGGTTGACTCAACTGTAGTTACAATTAAAGATCCTGTGATTGAGTTGGGTGATGATACAACAGATGATAATTTAGATCGTGGTATTAAATTTAAATACAACGATTCAGGCGCAAAACACGGATTTTTTGGATTCAGAGATTCTGATCACAAATTTGTATTAATACCAGAAGCGACAAACGGTGTTAATGCTCAAGTATTTACAGGTAATGCGGGCACTCTTGTTGCAGATGTTGAAGGCAATGTTACCGGTAACGCAACAACCACAACGGGTTTTGATAGTTCTGTATTAACGCAAAATGATATTGATGGTCTAGGCGGGACAACGGCAGTTGCTGGTCGTCAAATTACACTAACTGGCGGTGTTCAATCAGGTGGGTATACTGGCACAGGAGGCGCATGGGAGGCTTCACCCATAACTTGGGATGGCACAGGTAACTTAACAATCACAACTAAATTGACTCAAGACGTTGATGATTTGCTTGGAGAATATGTAAAAGATGTAAGCGTTTTAGGGACATATGATTCATCAGTTCCACCAGTATTCAGTGGTTCAGGAAACGGTTCTTCAATTATCATCGGAAGCGCAAACGGGCAAGGGGGTTCAGGTCAAGGTGATCATGTAACTGTTGAAGCAAGAATTGCAACAGCATCAAATAATTCTGCACCTATACTTGATGATCAAAATGCTGGTTTTGTACAAAACTGGAAAAATAATCAAGGTGTTGCTGAATTTGACTCTGACCAATTTACTGCAGATAATGGTTGGGTTCACATAGCGACCATAGATGGCGGAACTTACGGCGCACCATAAATATAATTGTATCATATACAAGGCGATCAATAAATGACAACCAATGTAAGAATTAAACATAAGACGTCCAGTACTGCAGGAGAAGTGCCATCACTTACTAATGTTGCAGAAACTAACGAACTTGCTTTAGGTGAAATTGCCATCAATACACATGATGGCAAAATGTTTATTCGTAAAGAAGACGATCAAGGAAATTATTCTATTGTTGATGTCACTCAAACATCACAAGTCGATAATGTGCTTTATGTGTCAAAATCAGGTAATGATACAGCCGGCGATGGGTTGACGCTTGAATCATCATTTGCATCAATCGAAGCAGCGCTTGCAATCGCAACATCAGGGACAACTGTTTTTGTTAAAAGTGGTGTATATACATTACAAAATCAAACAACTTCACAAAACCCCATGGGTGGTGTTGTTGTTCCTAAAAATGTTTCTATTGTCGGCGATAACTTAAGAACAACAAAAGTTACAGGTTTAACAACAACAAATGATTTGTTTTATGTACAAAATGCATCATACATAACTAATATTACATTTATAGGTTTGAATAAGGCTGCTGATAAAAGACAACCTGCATGTGTATCATTTCCTCCTGTAGCATTACAAGATAATCAAACACCTCAAGAAATTGTAACAAGTCCTTATGTTGAAAACTGCACAGCGTTCAATACAACTGCAACAGGCATGCTGATTGACGGTAGTTTAACTACAGGATTGAGATCGATGGTATCTGACTCGTTTACTCAAATCAATGCTGGCGGCACAGGTGTTCATATTATAAATCGTGGGTATGCGCAATTAGTTTCTATCTTCACTGTTTCGTGTGATCATGCTGTTTTATGTGAAAGCGGTGGACAATGTTCATTGACAAACTCGAACGCATCATTTGGTAATTACGGATTAAAGGCAACAGGTGGATCTGAATCATTATACCAAGGTGTTGTGACAGCATCTTCAACTCCTTTCGGATCCAATATCGAAATAACATCAACAACTCCTCCAAAATACGGAGATGCCTTTTTAGTTGATAACGATACAATACACTATTCAGTAGAAAAGATTGTATCCTCTTTAGATTTTACTGATACTGGTATCGGTGGCAGTGCGCTTCCTATTTTCAATTCTAACGGAACTAGCACAACAACACACACAGTATACATAGCGAATCACGGATGGAAGAATGGGCAAATTGTTAAAGTTCGTGAGGTTGACACCTTACCTAGCGCACTAACTGACGGACAAGTATACTATGTTCTTAAAGTTGATACTAACAATATAAGATTGGCAACAGATTCAGATCTTAGTCAATTAATTACGTTTGCGGATATCGGTTCAGGTAATAACACACTTGTTCCTAAATTTATGTATAACGTGGCTAAATGTAACAGAGATGTCGGTTTAATTGTTGATGCTATTGTAAACGATGTTGCACTTGATACAAACTTTAATTCTGTTTACACGGGTATATCATATTTGCGAGCGAGTGCATATACAACAGTAACAAATACAGGTCAAAAGAATCCTACTTTAGCGGCTATGTTAGAGGTGAAAAGACGCATCACGCAAATTCCAAGTGTTGCTGCAAATAATACAACAAAAACAAGAGCAGAACAACTGATAGATCTTATCATTTTCATATTCTTAAATGGCACAGAAAGTGTAACTGTTCCAGGTGACTTAGCAAACACATCTTTAAGTATGCCTGATACATTGCAAATAGGCACAACAGCAACTACTGCAGAACAAACATTGTTAAGTAACAGATCAACTGTGATTTCTAATTTGTTAACATGGATTGACGATCAAATAACAGATGCAAATGTTACCAACCCTGATACCGGCAGTGATTGGTATAATTTTGACTTTAGTGATCCTACACGTAGAGCAAAGTGTTCTAGAGATACAGGATTTATAATAGACGCTTTAAGATATGACATTTTGTATGATACTAATATTGCGATTAATAGGGTTGCAGAAA